GGTGTCCTTGGAGCTTTTTCTGTCGGCTTCCGAGTCAAGGACGCTGATTATATCCAGGAAACCGACGGACTAAAGATTAAGGATGCTGAGTTGTTTGAAGTATCGGTTGTATCCGTTCCTTGCAATCAGACAGCTACTTTTTCTCTGGCGAAGTCATTTGACTCTATTGAAGAGTATAATGAATTCAAAAAAACTTTCACCAATAGTGTCGATCTAGCCGGTCAGTCTCTGGCTAAGGACGAGGATATTTCCTCAAGCATAGCTAGTGAAACACCGGACGGAACCCAAGAGGTTCAAAAGGAGACAAAAATGTCGGAAGATGTAAAAACTCCCGAAGTCGACTTGGAAGCTTTTGCTAAGAAGGTAGCAGAGGAAACTGCTGCTAAAATTGCAATGAAGCAAGCCGAGCAGAAAGCAGCTGAAGAGAAGGCTGCACAAGAAGCTGCTGAGAAAGCTCAGGCAGAAGCCGAGGCTAAAGCTCAGCAGGAAGAAGAAGTCAAGCAAGCTGTAGTAACTGGCGTAGAGTCAGGTACTGAGCGACTTCTTAAAGATATGGAAGAGAAGCTTACTTCTCGTGAAACGGATATGGCAGACGTTCTCGCTCAGTATAAGAAAGAGCTGGAAGAGAAGTCAGATGAAATCACCAAAATGCGCGAATCCAAGCGCGTATTTGCTGACCGCGCACAAAAGTCTGATATCTCAGCTTGGGGTAAAGACTTTTTGAATGCTCACATGTTGGGTGTTATGACTCAGAAGGGTTGGAACACTGACTTTGCTCGTGACATTCAGGAAAAAGCAGGTATCGACTATGCTACTAACGCAGCAGATATCGATCAAGAAGTTTCTTCTTTAATCGAAAAGGAAATCATGAACGAACTCCGCGTAGCGCGTTTGTTCCGTGAAGTTCCTGTAAATGGTAAGTCTACGGTTCTCCCCATCCAGGTAGACGTTGATCCCGCAGCGTGGGCAACTAATGCTACTTCTGGAAACTTGGAAAATCGTGGCGCTTCAAATGCTACCTACCAGCCTAAGCAAGTTATCTTGAACGCTTATCGCTTGATCTCAAGCACGTTTATGGATAATGAAGTTGATGAGCAAGTACTCATTAACTTGATGCCTATGTTGGTTGAAGGTGTTGCACGTGCACACGGTCGTGCAGTAGAAGCAGCTATCCTGAACGGTAACGGTACTATCTCAGGTCTCGACGGACATGCAACCGCAGCTACTGCAAAGCATGACGTTGATGGTTCTACTGTTGCTGCTGGTAACTTCGATACTATGACTGCAGCACAACTCCTCGCAGCACGTAAGGAAATGGGTAAGTATGGCCTCAATCCTTCTGACGTAGTCTATATCGTAAGCCAGAACATGTACTATGATCTGTTGAGCGATTCTGCGTTCCAGAGCTTGGATGAAGTTGGTACTGAACTCGCTATCAAGGTAACTGGTACGATTGGTGCTGTATTTGGTTCAGCAGTAGTTGTATCAGAAGAGTTCCCTGCTGAAGCAGCCGGTGCTCCTGTAGCGTTCGCGGTATACCCCCGCAACTATGTAATCCCCCGTCTCCGCGGTGTAACTGTAGAGCAGGATTATGAAGTAATGAATCAGCGTCGTGTAATCGTTGCAACTCAGTCTTTGGGCTTCAACGAAATCGTAGCAGGTGCGTCTAGCGACCAACCCGCAATCAAGATTGATTCAGTAGCTTAATAATAGCTAAGAACTAACGGGGAGGGCAACCTCCCCCGAGGTTTTACTACTTGACTTATGGCAAATCTAGTTACTTTAGCACAATATAAAGAAGCGGAAGGAATTAACACACCGAAGGAAGACTTACGTCTGAATGTGTTAATACCGTCTGTGAGTCAATTAGTAAAAACTTATTGTGGAAACACTATTGTAGATTTTTACTCTACAAATAAAACTGAGACTTTCAATATTAACTGGAACACACATATTGTTCAGCTAACAGAAAGCCCGGTGAATACTATTGTAAGTGTATCAGAGCGAGATTCTTATAGTGAATCTTACACGGCACTTACTACAAAT